ATTGTTAACTCTATCCGTATTATATCCATCGTATTCAGCATGGATGCTTGTACCAAAAACCATAATAGTTAGTAATAGGGCACCTAAAATAGATGACAGTTTTTTCTTCATGGTTTTCCCTCCTTTCATATTTAGTAATGTCTCCAGTTCCTTTAGACAATATTCGTTTAAGAATATATAAATCCATTTGAGTTAAAATTATGATAAATATCTTTAATTTCTATTATTAAAAGTACTGATAATAATGGATTATGTTAATTGAAATATATGTGTTATTTATATGAATAAATTTTTTGTAGCAGTACATTCTATAAGGTGTAATTACTATATATGGGTAAGGTGTGCCTTATGAGTTATAAGAACTTATTTTCTTTAACCCGGAACATGGTTGGGAAAATTTTTTCTATAGTAAGCATTTTTGTTAAGAGTTTAATTTCTTTAAGGAGGAATATTTTTATGGGTGTTTTAAGTGGAAATCCACAAAATGAACCAATGCACTACGGAGAAGTCTTTGGGATTTGGAGTTATCTTGCAGCAGCACAAGGTGCAATCGCTGGTTATCAAGTTCTCATTAACCATACAGGAGATGAGGACTTAAAGAAATTTTTAGAAAACCTTGTAGAGAATGATATCCAATCAGAAGTTGAAGAATTAAAAAATTTATTAAAATTAAATGGTGTTGCATTACCGCCAGCACCTCCAGAAAGACCAGTTGCATCTATTGAAACTATTCCACCTGGTGCTCGTATAAATGACGCAGAAATTGCGGCAACGGTTTCTGCAGGTCTTGCAGCAGGTTTGGTAGCATGTAGCCAAGCTATGGGACAATCACTTCGAGAAGATGTAGGAATGATGTTTGGTCAATTCCATATGAAAAAAGCACAAGCTGGAGCTATATTGCTTCGTCTGAATAAGAAAAAAGGTTGGATTATTCCACCTCCATTACATGTTCTACAATCAGATCAAGCATAATACCTAAATGAAAATTCAATTTATTCTTTATGGCTGTTGCAATAAGCTTGTCTAGGGAAATAAGGATTATTGACAAATTAAAATAAGTGGCAGAGTCGTGACCGCTTTTTGGCAGTAAATGTGCCGGTTGTTTTGGAATTACCGTGTTATATTTGTATTGTGAGTAATGGCGGAAAACATTGCTCACAAGGATTCTTTTATAAAATTCTAAACGGCTTCATATTGACGGCATAATTTAAAATCCGTAACCAGCTTTAATGGTACTGATTGAATGATATCGTTAATATAGGAGGGCTTTTTGCTCTTCTCTCAGGAACTTGATACTGTGTAGATGCAGTTGTGCAAACAACATTGGCTTCTTGAGAAAAGAATAAAACTTCATTTACCGTATTTAAATTACAAATTAATAAGTAGTGATATAGCATCCATTCGGGTGCTTTTCTTTGTTATATAGAAATTATACATTAAACTAGTGAACATTTGAATGAGACAAGCATATACTACTTGTACCTCATTAACTTTAGTAGCCTTGACTCTCGTTAATGGGATTCTCATAATCCCTTAAAAGGAGCGCTCGCGGAAACGGGTGCTCTTTTTATTATATAAAGCGGATAGTTTTAACAGGAAGGAAGATAAATGATGGACGAAATACAACGATTTATTGCTAACAATACACATCAACTTGGATATATTATGGAAGAAGCTAGCAGGAAGTGGAAAGAGCAAGACCCTAAAGGCGCCTTGACAGTGGGACCATGTAAAGGAGTTATAGATTCTTATGGTAGTTATTATGATCTTTTAGAAAAGTTAGCATGCCTTCAAGAATGAAAGAACATTAAGCATAATGATTAAACCAATATCAATTATCCTAGGCACTGCCGTTATCGGTTTAGCGTCTTATTTTATTGTGAGGAAGTGATGGGGTGTTTTGGTTAGGAGGTCTTATGGGATACTTCATAGGTACACTTGTTACTTTATTAGTAGTATATTTTGGTTATCGCATTGGTGAGGATAAAGAAGGTTAAGGGGTGAAGGAATGAACATTAATATTGAATCACTTAGAGAAGCCTTTAACAAGTTAGCGTATGAATTATATAAAGTAATCTCTCAGTTGTTTTCTAGCTACTGGGAACAAATTAAAGAACTTTCAGCAAAGTATATGGAGTATAAGTTGGAACGTCCAGAGCGTCCAGTATATGGATACGTTAAACATAAAGTAATAAGATCACAGGTTATGTATCGTAAGCCTATCTGTGTACGAGCAAGGATGGTGTGCTAATGATTGACTATATTAAACTCATAAGAGAAGGAAAACTTATGAAGTTCTACAAGTCTAAAGAGTGGAGAGAGCTAAGGCTTAAAGCTTTAAAGCGAGATAACTATGAATGTCAGATGTGTAAGTCAAAAGGTAAATACAAACCTGCTGAGAATGTGCATCATCTTAAAGAAGTAAAGACGCATCCACATTTAGCATTAGACTTGGATAACTTACAATGTTTATGCATTCGATGTCATAATGAAGTACATGATCGGTTAGATAAGATTGAGAAGAAAAAACCTAAGTTCTTGAATGAGGAACGGTGGTAGCTATGATTATTGTGGATGGTAGTTGGACATTCGATACCGACTTAATGATTCAATATGCTGATACTGATAAGGAAGAACGAACTTCATATGAACGTGACATGTTGAATCAGTTTAGAAAGTATTCTTACTGGCGTTACTGTCAGATAAGAGACTGTGTTAATCCAAGGAAGTGCAAACGACTTAAACTTATTGATGTAAGAGAAAGATCGCAAGATGAAGAGAAATTAAAATTTACTATAGATATTCTAAAGATTTCTAGTGAAGAAGTCTTTTTTATTTTAGATTTTATCGAAACATACTTTGAATTAGTTTCCTAAAACCCCCCCCGGTCAAAAATTTTAGCTTTTTTTCTGGGGAACCATTCAACGGGGAGGGGACGTCGGAAAAAATATTTTTTGATTTTCTCACGTGAGGGGGAGGGGTGCACACAAAATACAGGGTGCATCCTTTTTAAATTCGTTTAAAACCGCCTCAAATTCGATGTATGGAAAGAGGTGGTGAATATGGATGAATAATAATGCGACACCTCAAGAAGCCGCTCACAGTGACTATTTAAGCGGTATGAAGTATAAGGACATTGCAGAAAAATATGCTGTTTCTATTAATACCGTAAAGTCATGGAAAAAGAGATATGGGTGGCAAAGAGAGGGTGCACACAAAGTTCAAAAGGTTGCACCTAAAAAAACAAGGGTGCACACAAAACCAAAGCCGAAAATAAACAAGCTAAAAGAGACTATCAAACAGGATTTAATGAACCAATTAGAAGAAAACGGAACATTTGGCGCACATTATACTGATTTAGTATCTGACTATATGGCACTTTGGGACATTAAAAACAATCTCATTCTTGATATAGAAGAAAGGGGTGTTGTTGTTGATTGGTCGAATGGAAAGCAAAGGGGCAAAAAGAAAAATGAAAGTATTAGTGAACTAAATAAAACGAATGCTCAAATGCTTAAACTTTTAGCAGAACTAGGATTGAAAGCAACAGAAGTAGATAAGGATGATGATGATGACGAAGACGTATAATTATCACCCCTACATTGATGATTACATGAGAATGGTTGAAAATGGAGAAATTCAAGCTTGTAAAGAACAAAAACAGCTTATGGAGTTTCTACGATGGAAATTAGATCAACCAAACGTTGTAATAGATACAGAAGCAATTGAAAAATCAGTGAGTGTTCCAGCGCCTTATTTTCCTTTTGAATTATTTTTTTGGCAGAAGTTTTGCAATGCATTTATATTTGGTGTTCGTTATGATGACGGTCGATTGATGTTTGATCGTTTTTTTAATTTATTGGGGCGTGGTGCTGGTAAAAATGGTTGGATGGGATACGATAGTTTTTTTATGCTGACATCACATCATGGAATACCAAACTACGATATTGATATTGTGGCAACATCAGAAGATCAAGCAAAAACTTCATTCGAAGATGTTTACAATGTTTTAGATGATCCAAAACATAAGAAAAAAATGAAGAAGAATTTTTATAAATCTCAAACATTGATTCAACATAAGCGTACAAAATCAAAAATGAACTACAATACATCGAATGCTAGAACAAAAGATGGTAAGCGTTCTGGTATTGTTATTTTCGATGAGATACATGAATATGACAATTACAAGAATATAAAGGTATTTACTTCTGGTCTTGGTAAAAAGAAAGATCCACGCATTTTCTATATTTCTACAGATGGTTATGTTCGTATTCATCCAGACAGAATTTTAATTATGGATACAAAAGATGAAATGACTGCTACAAAGGTTTGGCAATGGAATATTAACGGTTTAGGGTATTCAAGTACTGGAATCAATGGTCCATATGGACTTGCGATGACAATGGACGGACGAATTGTAGCTGACTTTATTACCGCTGGAACACTTAGTGGTAATTTAATAAAAGGTGGAGAAATAAACGGTGCTACTTTAAGAACGTCTGATACAAAAAACTATGTAAGTATATCAAAACAATTTATACGTTTGTTTGAGTCAGACATTACCCGTATGTTTTTAGGATATTATATAAATTCAAGAAAAGAAATGCAGCCCACTATCTTTTTAGGTGGAAACGATGATATAACCGCTTCACAAGGGGCAGTAGCAATATATCAACAATCTGACTCATATCCCAAAGCTTGCGGTATTGGTATCACAAGAGGGTATATAAGCGGAAGTAAAACAGATTTGTACTTTCCAGCAAATATTTTCTTTGACCAAAACGGAAAGATGGTTATTAAAGCGGAAGATTCTTTAAATATAGATGCATTATACTCATACATGAATTTAACTGCTGCAACAGATTTCGCAGCGAAAAGTAAAAAGAATCTCATGCTTGAAGCGACTGAAGAGAATATGCATTTTACAGCAGGAAAAGGATTTCTGTTTCATCAAAACGGAAAGAGAATCTTTTCGGTAAAAACTTCTTCTAGCGGTGATACAGACTTAGTGCTTCAGTATTCTTTGCTACGAAATTCTAATTCTGCAAATGGATATCTTCAAGTTATGTCTGGCACTGGTTCATCTTATGGTGGAATTTTAGCAGCTGATTTTAAAGTATCATCAAAGAAAAAATACAAAACGAACATTCGTGATATTGCGTTTAGTGCATTAGACAAAATAATGAATTGGGATATTAAACAATACAACCTTAAAACAGATATGGCAAAACTTTATGATATGCGTATGAATCGAAATGAAGGGGAACCACCAATTACTACTGATGCGATTCCAACACATTATGGTTTAGTTATTCCAAATGAAGAGGAAGAAACAGGTGTAGGTTTATACGGTATGCTTTCACAATTAACAAAAGGCTTTCAAGAGTATGTTACAAAAACTGATACCAGAATTGAAAAAATAGAGCCACAACAACCAAAAGGAAATGTAAAGCATAGAGGAAGACCAAAACGCACGAGAAGACCACCTAGACGTCTTAAAAATGGTGTGATTGAAAGGAGGGTAACGAGATGAGAAATGAAGTAATTACAATTGATTTAGCTGATCCAGTATTCACCAGAACCATTCGTTCACGCCAAAATGATAAAAATGGTTTAAAACTAACTGTATATCTAAAAGATAATGGTAGAGTAGTTGATTTAACTGGATATGTAGCAAAGTATGAAGCAACAAATAATAAAGGGCATTTTATTCGGGATGATGCCAAAATTATTGATGTAAGTAGTGGAATCATCGAATATATATTACCTGCTAAGGCGGTTTCAACTCCTAATGAGTGGATGGCTTACTTTGTTATAGAAAAAGGTGATTCAGAGCGTACAAGTACACCCGATATCCGAATTGTTTTAAGAAGAGATGTCAAAGAAGGAAATATTAAAATGGAAAGTTACATTTCTGATTTTGAAAAAGCCTTGGAACAAGTAGCAGGATATAGAAAAGAAATTGATGATACGAATAAACAAATCGTAGAGTTAACAAAATTAATTAATGCAAATAATGTTCAAGTACCCAAAATCACAACAGATGTGGGTGGTGCGTTAATCTCGATTAGTGATGCTACAAAAAATATTCTTGATGAAATTGTAGCCAGAGGATTAGGGATAAACACAATTTATTGTCATGGCAGTGTGCAAGGAAATACACCTGATAAAAAATCTTGGCGAGGTATCTCATTTATAAATTCCCCTACTTACGGATTTGTTTTTGCAAAAGATTATCAAAACAAACTCTGGACTAATTATATTGATGATGCAAAAGGCTGGTTAGGTTGGGTTGAACATCCATCGTTTGAAGATGTGAAAAAATTGTTCTCATTATGGGGGTTTGACGAGAAGAGATTGCTTTTGAATGGTAAATCAATTTTAGAAGAAGAAACTGATGCTTTAGTTATTAGTAAAGACTC